ACTGTTTAGAGATGCTAATGATTCAGGCAAATGGAAATTATTTAAAGACCTTCAAGCGGCACCAACAACTACTGTAAATACGTCTGGCACAGGATATGCGGTTGGTACATTAGTTGCTAGTATTGAGGGCGCTGTTACAGGAAATGCCGACACAGCAACTGCATTAGCAAGTGGTAGAACAATTGCCTCAACAGGTGATGTTGTTTGGACTTCAGCGAGTTTTGACGGCTCTGGAAATGTTACAGGAACGGCTGCGATTGGTACAGGAGTAATTGTCAATGCAGATATTAATTCGAGCGCTGCAATCGCATTTAGTAAGATGGCAGACTTAACTGCTTCAAGATTATTAGTATCTGATGGTAGTGGAGATGTATCAGTAAGTGCCGTAACCTCAACAGAAGCAGGGTATCTTGACGGCGTTACAAGTGCAATTCAGACACAAATGGATACAAAAGCAACAAAAGCATTTTCTATTGCACAAGCGGTCGCATTGGGATAATAGATAAATAGTAGGACAAGGAAAATACAAAAATGGCAATTCCAAATTCAAGAAGTACATTAAAAGAATATTGTTTGCGAAATCTAGGCAAGCCTGTTATTGATATTAATGTTGATGATGACCAGGTAGAAGATAGAATAGACGAAGCGTTGCAGTATTTTTCTCAATATCACTATGATGGTATTGAAAGAATGTATTTGAAATATAAAGTTACTGCTGATGATGTGACTCGTATGAGAGCAAATATAAGTGATTTTACTGCTACAGATAAGGGTACTATTCAGGATAATATAGAATTAGAAGAAGGTACATCAACAACAGGAGACACGACAGGTGATTTATTATTAGAAACTGAATTTAAAGTTTTAGATGAAACATCAACAGGCGCAACAACAACTTGGACAGAAGCAGAAAATTATTTGGTTGTTCCTAGTTCCATTATTAGTGTTATTAATGTCTTTCCTTTTTCAGATAGATCCAATTTAAATATGTTTGATGTAAAATATCAATTGCGATTAAATGATTTGTATGATTTTTCATCAACTAGTATTGTCCACTATGAAATGACAATGAAGCATTTGGATTTTCTTGACCACATATTAGTGGGAGAGAAACCATACCGATTTAACCAACATATGAATAGATTGTATATTGATATGGATTGGGAAGTAGCGGTGAGTGCTGATGAATATATGATTATTGAATGTTATCGAAAATTAGACCCAACAACATTTACAGATATTTTTGATGACCTTTATTTAAAACGATATACAACTGCATTGATTAAAAGACAATGGGGTCAGAACTTATCTAAATTTTCAGGCACAACAATGCTTGGTGGGGTTCAACTTGATGGGAAAGAATTATTTTCAACTGCATTAGCAGACCAACAAAAATTAGAAGAAGAAATAAGAACAACCTACGAAACTCCTGTACATATGCAACAAGGATAATTAAATGCCAACAAATGTTTATTTTGATACTGGCACAACTTCAGAGCAACGATTATACGAAGATTTAATAATTGAACAGTTGAAGATTTATGGCCAAGATGTTTACTATTTACCAAGAAAATTAGCGAACAAGGATACTGTCTTTGGAGAGGATCCTGCTTCGTCTTTTGACGATTCGTATATTATCGAAATGTATGTAGATAAAACTGATGGTTATATGGGTGACCAAGAAATCATTAAACGATTTGGTTTAGAGTTAAGGGATGATATTACATTTGTGGTATCGAAAGCAAGATGGGAGACTTTAATTTCCAACAATACAGATTTACAAACAAGTGAACGACCTAATGAAGGTGATTTGGTTTACTTCCCAACTACAAAAGCATTCTTTGAGATTCAATTTGTAGAACACGAACAACCATTTTATCAACAAAGTGCATTACCTGTTTATAAATTATCTTGTACTAAATGGGAGTATGCTTCAGAAAGAGTTGATACTGGTATTACTGATATTGATACAGTAGAGGATAGTTTATCTACTGATACAATGAATTGGCAATTTACTTTAGAAGCAGAAACTGGTTCAATAGTTATTGAAAGTGATATTGATGAAATTAGTTATCTTATTAATGAGGACTTTACAATGGCAACTCAACAGCCTGTGGATCAAGGAAAGATATTTGAAGATAGAGCAGGAACAACACCTGGTTCTTCTTATGATGATATACTGGACTTTAGTGAACGAAATCCATTTGGGGAGGTTGATAGTTACTAATGTTTGGACAACACTTTTACAATAAACATATTAGAAATACTGTAATCGCATTTGGTACAGTATTTAATAATGTTAATATTAAGCGTTTGGATTCTAGCGGGAATCCTTTGCAGAATATTAGAGTGCCTTTGGCGTATGCGCCAAAGGAAAAAATGTTAGTTCGATTAGAACAACAAACAGATTTAAGGGGCGATGATTCAAAAGTGGCGATTACTCTACCTCGAATGTCATTTGATATATCGACCTTTGCTTATGACCCTACTAGAAAGTTAAATAAGAATTTAAAATTTGGAAAAGTGAAAGCAAGTGGCGATACAGAAAAATTGAATACACAATATGCGCCTGTTCCTTATGATATTGGATTTAACTTATATACTTTTGTTGCAAATTCAGATGATGGTTTACAAATTTTAGAACAAATATTACCATACTTTCAGCCTGACTATACGGTGACTATGATTGAAAGTACAACAATGGATACAAAAAGAGATATCCCATTTGTTTTAGAAAGTGTGGATTATGAAGATACTTATACAGGTGATTTTACAAGTAGACGAGCAATAATCTATACATTAAAATTTACTGCTAAAGTTTATCTATATGGTCCAATTAGTTCCAGTTCTATTGTTAGGAAAGTTGGTGTTGATTTATATACAAATGTTTCTTCTACAGACCCTTCAAGAAAAGAAAGAATTACCATTACTCCAAATCCAACAAGTGCTGATTATGATGATGATTATACCTTTACATCAACACTTGAACATTTTGATGATGGTAAGAATTATGATGAAGAAACTGGAGATGACAAATAATTAAAAAGGTTTTAATATGAGTACTATTGATGAGAAACTAAATGAGGTTTTGGATATTGCAGGTGAGGTGGTTAAGGAGAAAAAAGAATTAACTGCTGCAGTTGTACCAATGCCCACGGACAAAGATCCAGATTCGGACTTTGATTACGGTCGAGAAAATCTTTACAAACTGATTGAAAAAGGTAATACTGCAATAGACGGTATTCTTTCATTAGCAAAAGAGGGAGAACATCCTCGTGCTTATGAAGTTGCAGGACAATTAATTGCAACAGTAAGTCAGGTATCACAAAATTTATTAGACTTGCAGGAGAAGTTAAAGAAATTAAAAGAAGTTCCAGATAATGCTCCTAAAAATGTTACAAATGCATTGTTTATAGGATCGACCGCAGAATTACAGAAGTTATTAAAAGATAAACAGAAGAAATGAGTATAACAAAAAACGAACAATATTTAGGCAATCCAAACCTTAAAAAAGCATTCACGAAGCAACGATTCACGAAAAAGCAAATTCAAGAAGTTGTTAAGTGCATGGATGATCCTAAATATTTTATTGAAACATACTTAAAGATAGTTACATTGGACAAGGGTCTTGTGCCTTTTACAATGTATGATTTTCAGCGGAAGATGGTAGATACTTTCCACAACAATAGGTTTTCAATAAACAAGTTACCTAGACAAAGTGGAAAGTCAACTATCATATGTGCCTACCTCTTACATTATGCGATTTTTAATGATAATGTGAATGTTGCAATTTTAGCGAACAAATCTGCTACGGCAAGGGATTTGTTGGGCAGATTGCAATTGGCTTACGAACACTTGCCCAAATGGATGCAACAAGGCATTCTCAATTGGAACAAAGGTTCACTTGAATTAGAAAACGGAAGTAAAATCGTAGCGGCGAGTACATCTTCTAGTGCTGTTCGTGGTAGTACCTTTAACATAATATTCCTAGATGAGTTTGCCTATGTACCCCATAATATTGCTGAAGAATTTTTTAGTTCTGTTTACCCTACAATCTCCTCTGGTGAAACTTCAAAGGTTATTATTGTTTCTACTCCACATGGAATGAATATGTTTTATAAGTTGTGGGTGGATGCGGTCAATAAAAGAAACGATTATATCCCAACGGAAGTTCATTGGAGTGAAGTGCCTGGAAGAGATGAGGCGTGGAAAGAACAGACAATACGAAATACAAGTGAATCGCAATTTCAGACCGAGTTTGAATGTCAGTTCTTGGGTAGTGTTGACACATTAATACCTGCTAGTAAGATTAAGACTATGGCAGTTATTGAACCAAAACGAAGTAATAATATAGATGTGTATGAAATGCCCATTAAGGGTCATATTTATACCATGTGTGTGGATGTTTCAAGAGGAATATCAAGTGATTATTCTGCTTTAGTTGTTTGTGATGTTACAAAAGTTCCTTATAAAATTGTGGCAAAGTATCGGGACAATAATATTAAACCTATAGTTTATCCGAATATTATACAGAAAATTGGTAATGCATATAACAGAGCATTTTGTTTAATAGAGATAAATGATTTGGGGCAACAGGTTGCAGATAGTTTAATGTATGAATTGGAATATGACAATATGATGATGGTGACTCAACGAGGTCGTTCAGGACAGATGTTGGGTGGTGGATTTAGTGGAAGAGGCAATCAATTGGGATTGAGAATGACGAAGGCAGCGAAAAAAATTGGTTGTTCTAACCTGAAAAGTTTAGTTGAGGGAGATAAACTAATCGTTCAGGATTTTGATATTATTGCTGAACTATCTACATTTATATCCAAGGGAAAATCATTTGAAGCAGAAGCAGGTTCAACGGATGATTTAGTTATGTGTCTAGTCATTTTTTCATGGATGGCAAATCAACGATATTTTAAGGAATTGACCGATGTTGATGTTCGTGGACAGATGTTTACGGATCAGCAAAATGCAATAGAACAAGATATGGCACCTTTTGGATTCATAGATGATGGTTTGAATGATCCAAGTGGTAGGAATAATTCTTTTTTTGATGACGCTGGAGTGTTATGGTCACCAGTTGAAATACGCAAAGGCGAACATTAAAAACTGCGAATATATAAATATTAGTCAAAGGGTTGAAACAAAAACTTAATTATAAGGAGAACGAATAAAATGGCATTTCAAGTATCACCAGGTGTTCTCGTACAAGAAACGGACTTAACGAACATAATTCCAGCAGTTTCAACATCAATTGCTGGGGCAGTTCTGACTTCTGAAAAAGGTCCGATAGACGAAGTAACCTTGCTTTCAAGTGAAAAGGAATTAGTTGATACATTTGGGAAACCAAATGCAAGCAACTTTGAATCTTGGTTCACTTGTGCAAACTTCCTTCAGTACGGTAATGCTTTAAGAGTGGTTAGACCTATTACAGGTCAGGTTAATGCGTGTGTTTCAGGCACAGCTGTGTTGATTAAAAATACTACTCACTATACTGATAATTATGCTAGTGGAGATGGTTCTGTAGGCAGTTGGGCTGCTCGAGAATCTGGAACACTAGGTAACAACTTAAAAGTGTCCATGTGTACTAATTCAACTGCATTTGGAGGGGATCAAATGGGTGGTAATCTTGTCAATGACGCTTCGGCGGCTATTGGCGATACAACTATCACCGTTGATGATGGCTCTCTATTGCAAGCTGGAGATATTTTAGAATTTGGAAGTGCTTCTGATTATACAGCAGCGCCTTCTGGATATCATTACAAAGTAACTTCTATCGCTACCCATGTCCTAACAATCGCAAGATTTAATCCTGCAACTGGTAAAACAGAAACAGGTGGTTTACGACACGCTGTCGTGGACGATGCGAAATTCAAAAGACATTGGGAATACTATTTTAACTTTTCACAACCACCTACAACTACAGATGATGTATCTAATGCTGGCGGTTCACTTGACGAGTTACATATCGTAGTATTAGATGAAGATGGCGGTATCACAGGTACAGCAGGCACAATCTTGGAAACATTTGAGGGTCTTTCACAAGCTTCAGATGGTAAAAATTCCCAAGGTGGAACAAATTATTATGTTGATGTTTTATACAATGAATCAAAATACATCTACTGGATGGATCACGAAACAACTTTAGCAAACGCTGGTTCAGCAAAGAAAGGACAAACATTTGATGCCGAAGGCGCAAATGGCTTTACTGTATTCGCTAATTCACTAGCAAGTGGAACAGATGATTACACAATTACTAATGCTGAATATGCATTGGGATTTGATAAGTTCGCTGATGCTGAAACAGTTGATATTGCATTGTTACTCGGTGGACCATCTCATACAGCTGCTGATGCTACTGGAGCAACTAAAGCAACTAAAGTAATTGATATTGCAACAAGTAGAAAAGATTGTGTAGCATTTATTTCACCTGCGAGAGCAGATGTTGTGAATGTAAGCGATCCTATTTCTCAAACTGTTAATGTCAAAGGCTTTGCTGATAGTTTATCTTCATCTAGTTATGCAGTAATTGATAGTGGATACAAGTATCAATATGACAAATACAATGATGTATATAGGCATGTACCATTGAACGGCGATATCGCTGGTCTTTGTGCAAGGACTGACAATGTAGCAGACCCTTGGTTTTCACCAGGTGGTTTCAATCGTGGTCAAATTAGGGGTGCAGTTAAACTTGCATTTAATCCTAACCAAACACAAAGAGATGAATTATACAAAGCAAGAGTTAATCCTGTTGTTACTTTCCCTGGTCAGGGAACTGTATTGTTCGGTGATAAAACTGCTCAAGCAAAACCAAGTGCATTTGATAGAATCAATGTAAGGAGACTTTTCATTGTTCTTGAAAAAGCGATTGCTACTGCTGCTAAATTCCAACTCTTTGAGTTCAATGATGAGTTCACAAGAGCAGGGTTTAGAAATTTAGTAGAACCGTTTTTGAGAGATGTACAAGGTCGTAGAGGTATAACTGACTTTTTAGTTGTTTGTGATAGCACAAATAATACTGGAGAAGTAATAGACAGAAACGAATTTAGGGCTGATATCTTTATCAAACCTGCTCGTTCTATTAACTTCATAACACTTAACTTCGTAGCAACCAGAACAGGCGTAGCCTTTTC